GGTATTTTCTACAAAATGCAGCAAGCGGTACCGAATAAGATTTTAGTTGAAGCGCCAACAGCGGGTGAGCAACTTGTCGTTCATGTGCTCACTGTCCGTGGATGGCAATGAATGAACTCGATGGAATTTTAGAAGTTTTACAAAAAGGTGATCAGGAAATACACGTCGAACCAGCGCTTGCTGAACGTGCCAAAATGCCTTTAGATCGAATGTTAGCCTTTAGTGCATCGTTAAAGCGTTAAAAAACCTCAAAATGCTTGTTAAATATACATTTGATAAGGATTTTTAACTTTTTTTGAGAATAGGTGTTGACGTCTGAGGGCGTCGCGCCTAGAATGCACACCGTACCGCACGATGTGCGATACAGCAAAAGCTGAGATAGATCGGAGCATAGCACAGCCTGGTAGTGCACCTGGTTTGGGACCAGGGGGTCGTAGGTTCGAATCCTACTGCTCCGACCACTTAAAATAATATTTTAAGATCGGCGAAGTATCGCATGATAAGCATCATCGGTTAAGCGCCTGTAGCTCAGTTGGATAGAGCATCCGCCTTCTAAGCGGATGGTCACAGGTTCGAATCCTGTCAGGCGCGCCATTCGGTAGCTTGGTACATAGAACTTATTTGATGGTGGATGTAGCTCAGTTGGTAGAGCCCTGGATTGTGATTCCAGTTGTCGCGGGTTCGAATCCCGTCATTCACCCCAATTTCGGAGCATAGCACAGCCTGGTAGTGCACCTGGTTTGGGACCAGGGGGTCGTAGGTTCGAATCCTACTGCTCCGACCATATTCTTGATTTTTAAAGAAAATCAGATATTAAAAACCCTCTAAATTAAATCTCATAGTACATATTACCCATACAACACCACGTGTTTATGCGTACATATATCTTACTGAAGCATTCCCAAATCATTCCCATCAAAAAAATGATTTGAGTATGAAAATCATGCAAAACCCTCTATATCAAGTACCAATAAAAAATAATTGGGTTATGAAGTTTTTGAAGTAATAAAGTAATATTTATAAATAAAACTTTTATATTCAACATATTAACGTAATTTCTAAATGTAAGATTTAAGTAATAAGCATGTAATTTATTTCTGTACAAATAAGTGTTTTCAAATAAAATTCCTATTCAATGAAATCAATAACTTATAAAATATTACTTGTCTTATTACAAGAAATTACACTTTTATGTAATCTAATTTATTAATAAATATTAATGACTTAACTTGTGTTATTACATTATTACTTCAAATGAATTCGACTTCCTATATAAAGTTATATTTTTGTGCTTCTGGTATGTCAAAGATGGTTTTTAATGTGCTAATAGAAATGAAAAAATGAGTAGAGTCTAAAAACTGTTTGTATGTAGTAATATGCAGTATTAATGAATTAAGTATTTAGGGTTCAATAGCCTAAGTATCAAAGGTTCTTTCGTTCTTGGTTGCAGTGAAACGGATTGCAGTAAAATCGCTTCATTTAGATGAACTGCAGGCGCGCGGGTGACTGCGCTGGAGCCAGTGGCCTGTGATTTAGATGATAATTATTCTCATTTAAGAGGTTGTTGCTAAAATCCCATAAAAAAAGCCAGCTAATGCTGGCTTTGTTGTTTCTAAATGATTAGGTAACGTTTTTTAAATCATATTCCTTAAATCTAATCACCTCATCACCAGCCCACTCATTGAGCTGTTGCATGCGTGACTGAAGTGGAAGGATTTCATTCTGATAAAACACTTCTGCTGCATCTTTGATTGATCCAAAGCCACCAGTATTATTCGGCACAATACCCATGAGTTGTGGAGGTATGCGAAGAGCCGCTAATGTATCATCACGTGTGATTGATTTAATATTGGTGAAGTCATCCTTTGCAGCAATCTCAGAAACAGGCAAGATCTGGATACCATCCTTTTTTCCACCAGGCGCATAATAAAATAAATTGCGGAAGTTGCCTGGTCCTTTACTGTCCTTTAGAGCCTGACGCAAAGCTGTAATATCATTAGGGTCCTGAGCTGCATCATTCACATATAAGATGAACCCAGCATGAGATCCGTTGTTGTAATACTTACGACGAAATAACGTAGCTGATTCATTTAGCCATGCACTTTGCAAAGCAGATATGTATTCAGGTGCTCCATAAATTTCCTGATCAATGTCTGTTTCTCGAATGTGGCAAACACGATTATAAAACTCAAATTCTTGATAGCCTTTATGGTCGTCACAAAGTAAAAAGAATTGATCGGAATATTCACCACGACGCATATATTTTGCTAAAGCTGGTTTGTACTGAATTACAGTTCCGAGTCGTGATCTGATTTCTTCTAAGTATGTATTTCCACACCAAACATAATCTAGCGCAACTTGTTCAAATGCTTTTCGATTTAACTTTGCATGAGGAATAAAAAGATTAGCCAGAAAATTACGTTTAAAAATAATTCCGCTATTTAAATATGGTGTCGATTTATATGATTTGGCCAAACCATTCATACTGACCTGAGGTTCATACCAGCGGCCATTGAACCAAGATTCCATATAATCCGATAATTCATTTCCATTAAGTACAGGAACTGCATCACCAAAAGTAAAGGCCATTGATTCTTGTTTGGTTGTTTTACTTTGAAAAACTGGTAATTGGCTTTTTGCAAAACTGACTAAACTTTTTGCTGTCGATAGGGGATTCATTAATAGATCTCCATGAAAGATTGATTCATTTGTGTTTGGCCTTCAAGTGGTTCGTTATAAAGCGCATGCATGAGAGACCAGGCTAGATCCGCATGTCCGATTTCTTCAGATCGCCCAGCTGTAAATGTCATTTGGCGTTGACTTGCTGTAAGGGTTTTTTTTATGCTCATTAAGGATTGAGAAAGGTCAGTCCAACCTGCGTCATACTCCAAACGACCATTTCTAATTACATCCATTGTTTTAAGTACAAGCTTTGTTTTGACTTCTGGTGAATAGCTGAACTCGGTGACATTGGGGAAAAATTGCTTAACTAATTGAGATACACCAGTACCCATACCTGTTATATCGATGCCGATATAAGTCACGTAATAACGTAGTGTTGTTTGGCGAATCATCTCAGCTTGATTTTTAAAATCCATTCCACGGAATTGGATTCTTTCAAGTACTCGAAACTTTCCACCAGGAACAGGGGAGGGAGCAACAACTACCAAGCCAGCACTATCACCGCTTTCGGCTGGGTCGTATCCAATCCACACTGGGTTATTTCCATATGGTCGACTATGAAATGGTTTGTAGTCATCAGCCCAAACTTCCCAACTGTCCACCATACAAGGTTGAAGCATTGCTAATGGGAAAATAGATGCACCATCGTCAATAAATTGGCACATCAAAAGGTTTGCAAATTCTTCAGGTGAATATTCGAATCGCAATTCTTCAATATCAAATAAATCACACCCGCCATTTTCAGCGTCTAATATCGTAACGATTTGACGCCACATCCGGTCTTCACATAAACGACCATTCTTCAGTGAATCATGAGATACATCGATATCCAGTCTTTGGTCTTTCGGTCGACCACGGTTATTACGTGTTCCAGTCCAGAATGTATATGCTTCATGTGCCATCGTTGAAGGCGTTGAAAAATAGGTTTTACGCCATTTTTTATGCAAAGCCATTGCTGATGCGACTTTGTTTAATTCATTGAAGCCAAACGTCCAAAAGAACTCATCAAAATAAAAGTTACCGTGGTGACCTTGGGCCGTTCTGTAGTTTGTACCTAAAAATGATAGTGAAGCTTGATTATTATCTGGAAGTACAATCGGATCTCCGACCAACTCAACTCCGCATGCCTCATAAGCAAAACCTTTGATATATTCTTTGAAAATATGAGCCTGAGCTTTAGACGCAGATAGGAAAATTTGATTACGGCCAGTTTTAACTGCATCGACCAATGCTTCACGGGCAAAGTACCAAGTTGCACCGATCTGACGACTTTTTAAGATTACTCGAGTACGTTGATTGCCTGCTTTATACCAATCGCGTTGATAGTCAAATAAGCTATCTTCAAAAGCTGATATAAGTTGTTCAACTTGTTCCTCAGTAAACTGATTATTTTCTTTTTTCTTCTTGGGTGCTGCATTACGCTTGGCAATATTTGGATTAAGATCCGCTTCATTGCCACCTTCCTTATAACGTTCAATTCGCGCAAATTCTTTATAATTTTTAAATAATTCGCCTAATTCTTTATAGTCCCCACTCGATTTTTTGTTCTTTAAAGTGAGTGTCATTAAACGAACTGTTAATGCTTCTTCCACACGACTTTCAGATCGTGTCTTTTCCCATTCTTCCCTTGTTTTCCAAGCCTGAACTGTACGTTCATTTTCGTCTAGCGCTTCAGCTATATCGACAATTTTCCAGCCAAGCCAAAAGAGAAACTTGGCTTTTAATTTGTTATCGAGAATCAGCTCAAGATTAGCTAACTGTGATAATTCATTCATGGTTTACGGATTGATTTAATTTCATCCGCAAACGATGGCAGGCAAGTTCGCTTTTATCAGTCATGGCAATTTGTATGTGAGTTATATACAAGCATGCTCAATTGCTACACATAACTAATATTGCCCATTCTGCACCTATTGAAATTGCCCGAAAAAACCTTGCAACAGGTACAGCAGAATGACTGATAAAACACAGCCGAAAAAATTTAAATCGAAATGGTTTCGAGTTGCCGTGGCTGGTGACACTACAGATGGTCGTGAAATTCAACCTGAATGGATCACCCAAATGGCCCAGACTTATAGTCTGGATACGTATGGTGCACGTATTAATTTAGAACATATTAAAGGTCTTTCACCTGATAGCATTTTTTGTGCTTATGGCGATGTACTCGCAGTAAAAACAGAGAAAGTTACAATTAATGGTGAACAAAAAGATGCTCTATATGTTCAGATCCAGCCAAATGAAAATTTGATTGCTCTCAATCAGAAAAATCAAAAAATTTATACGTCTATCGAAGTTGATGAGAATTTTGCGAAAACTGGCCAAGCCTATTTAGTTGGTCTTGCAGTTACGGATAGTCCTGCATCGCTTGGTACTGAAATGCTCTCATTTGCAGCTGGAGCAACTGAAAACCCACTCAAAGCGAAGAAATTGCGTCCTGAAAATTTATTCACTGCAGCGCAAGAGACAAAACTCGAATTTGAAGAAGTTAAAGAGTCATTTGCTAGTGATTTATACAACAAAGTTAAAAACATATTTAAAACCCAAGAACAGCAACAACAGCAGACTCAAGAAAATTTCAGTCAAAGCGAACAAGCCATTCTAGAAATTGCCCAGCAAACAGTTAATCAAGGTGCTGAATTTTCCGATTTAAAGAAAAAACATGAGCAGCTTGAGTCTGATTTTAACCAGCTAAAAAACAAGTTGGATCAAGAGCCTCAAGGAGAACAACGTCCTCCATCAACTGGCAGCAAATTTTCTGAAGAAATTGGCGAAATCGACTGTTAATCCAGTCGGTTTTAGCAATCCATTAATTCATATTTAGAGTAAACAAAATGCGTAATGAAACACGTGCTAAATACAATAAAGTTATGATTGAGTTAGCTAAACTCAATAATGTTGAAGACGTTTCAAAAAAATTTACTGTTTCGCCTTCAGTTCAACAAAAGCTTGAAGATCGTATTCAGCAATCTTCTGAATTCTTGAAAAAAATTAATATTCACGTAGTACTGGAACAATCAGCAGAAGCGATTGGACTTGGAATCAATCGTCCTATCGCATCTCGTACAAATACTAATACGAAAGATCGTCAGCCAATTGATCCAACTGGTCTTGATAATCGTGTTTATTTCTGTCGTAAAACGGATTTTGATACAGCAATTAAATATCAAAAACTGGATCAATGGGCAAAATTCAAAGATTTCTATCCTCGTTTCCGTGGCGTGATCGTAAAACGTCAGGCTTTAGACCGCATCATGATTGGCTTTAATGGTACCAGCATTGCAGCTGATACTGACATTGTTGCTAATCCAAAACTTCAAGATGTCAATAAAGGCTGGCTGCAAAAAATGCGCGAAGAAAATGAATCGCGTGTGATGAAATCAGGTGCTGTACAAAACAAAATTACCATCGGAAAAACAGGTGATTACAAAAACCTCGATGCATTGGTTATGAATATCGTTGATGAAATGATTGACGAAGTTCATCAAGAGAACCCCGATCTAGTCGTATTGTGTAACCGAAAAACCGTTTCTGATAAGTACTTCCCGCTGGTAAACAAAGATCAGGAAAATACCGAAAAACTTGCAGCAGATATCATTATCTCTCAAAAGCGTATGGGTAACCTTCCAGTTTATTCAGTACCGTTTTTCCCTGAAGGCATCATCCTAGTAACGACCTTCGATAACTTATCGATTTATGTTCAAGAAGGTTCACGTCGTCGTACAGTCATTGATAATCCAAAACGTGATCAAATCGAAAACTTTGAATCATCGAATGAAGATTATTACATCGAAGATCTTGGTCTTGCTTGTATGGCTGAAAATATCGAAATTCTGCCGGAGTAATTCTTCATGAACTTGGCTCGAAAGCATTTCCAACAGCATCAGGCCATATCCGCAGCTGAAATAGCTGCGGAGTTCGGTACCATGCAAAATACAAACGCCTATGAGCAGCAACTTTTGCAGCTCAACAGTGATAAAAATCGTCTCAAAAATATTCAGTCAAAACAAAATAAAATCGAACTGAAACGCCAATTACTTCCAAATTATAAGCCTTATGTTGAAGGCATTTTAGAAGTTAAGCCTGGTGTTCAGGACGCAGTTATCACTGAGATTTTAGTTTGGGCAATTGATATTGGCGAATATGAATTTGCATTAGATATTGCCGAATATGTTCTTGAGCATGGCTTAAAACTACCAGACCGTTTTGAACGTTCCGAAGCATGCTTTATTACTGAAGATATTGCTGATGAGTTTTTAAAAACTCTTAAAACAGAAGTTGCAGTAGATATCACTGTATTAGAGCGTTTAGAGCAGTTAATTACAGATGAATCATTAGTTCAGTCAAAGCGTGATATGCCTGATGAAGTTAAAGCCAAGCTTTACTTAGCCTTGGGTAAAACTGAAATGCGTTTTGTCACTGGTGAAGAGTTAGTGGATCTAGTGCATGCAACCCGTGCTCGTGATTTCTTAGATCAGGCGTGTAAGCTCGATGACAAATGTGGCGGTCGTACTGATCTAAACAAGATGACGAAGTTAGCCAGTAAATTGAATGCAATCTTTAATAAAGATGAATCTAAATCATCTGAACAATCTACACAGCCAGAAACCACTAATGTTTTATCAAATGAAAACTCAATGGTTAATGAAGCAGAACAACCAGAAGTCACCAACGTTTTGTTAAATCAAAATGGAACGCCAGTGGTTGATAACCACGGCAGTTTGGTACCGACATCTGAATAAGTGCCCCGCACCGCACTGGAGTGCAATGGTCGTGATCTTCACATCACAGTAAATCTTCAACGAGCCATTGCCCCTCCCAGTGCACTATGAAGGAGATCTAAATGGGATTTGTCGCAAATGGTGCCGTTACGCCAAGCAATATCATTATTTCCAGTGGCACATTCTTTCCTGATATTTCTCTTGATGAAATACGAAATATTGTTCGTATCGACGGATCCGTCACTGATGTACGTTTAAGACAAGTTATCCGCGAAGAAATCATTGATGTAAATCGGCTGCTTGCAAGCCTTGTGATTAAAGCCGAAAAACTGGTGGATTTAGCTGTTAATCAGATTGACGGTAAACCAGATACTGAAGTTCTTTACCTGTCAGCGGTCTCAAATGGGGTGGCTGCAAAAGTAAATGAAAACTATCGAAATTATGACAGCACCAACTCAGGCGTAAAGAAATCTGAAGTAAATGAATGTTCAGTTGAAGATTATCGACGTAATAAGCAATGGGCAATTCAGCAGCTAAAAGGTGAAAACCACAGCATAGTTGAGTTGATATGAGCAAAACCATTACAGCAATTCAGAATGATACCGTCGATTCAATATGCTGGCGATATTACGGACGAAGTTCAGGCGTGGTTGAAAAAGTGCTTGAAGCGAATCCCAATCTTGCTGATATCGGTGTTTTTCTACCGATTGGCACTTCAGTGATTCTTCCTGATATCGATACACCACAACAAATTAAACAAACTGTCCAACTGTGGGATTAATAATGCCAGAACCAACTACAACAGCTGCTGTAACAGCTGTATCAATTAGTGCAGCTTCATTGCTCCCATTCGTGAATGGTAATGCCTTACTTGGAGCAGTTTTCGGGGCAGCTCTTTTTGCTACAACCAAAAAAGATTTAAAACCATTACAACGACTTTCAACAATGATTATTGCTGTGGGTTTTGGATACTTGTTAGCACCAGAAGTGACTACCCGAACGTTCATTACTAATGATGCTACCGCAGGGATGATCGCTTCTATTTTTTCATTACCGATTATTTTAAAAATTATGGTTTGGGTGGATCAATCCAGCCTAACTGACATCTGGAATAAATTTCGTGGAGGAGGTAAGTCATGATCGAAATTATGTTTCAACTGATTGCACTTGTTGCATACCTGATCTGTGGCCTACGAATCATTTGTTTTGATGCTGAAGGGCTTAATCATCGTCGTGGCTTTTCAATTTTAGCCACGATACTTATTGCTGCTTTTATTGGTCAGTCAATTCACATCCTGTTTTTTAAAGATCCAGTCACTTTATGGGATGCAATTTTTGCAGTACTTCTGGCCGTACTTATTTGCCGGGCAAAAGGTAATGTCGCAAAACTTATCTGGAGCACAACATGATTTTAAAGTTCGGATCAAAAGGCAATGATGTCATTACATTGCAGCAACAGTTGAAGAAGCTTGGTTTTAAAGGTGTTAAAGGAAAAGAACTGTCCATCGATGGTGATTTTGGAGCCTCTACTGAATTCGCTGTCATTACATTCCAAAAGCAAAAAAACTTAGTAGCAGATGGCAAAGTAGGGGACAAAACAAGAGCAGCTCTATTTGATCAAAATACATCTAAATTACTTAAAGATAGTGATTATAAAAAAGCAGCTGAACGTCTGAAAGTTTCAGAACTTACCATCCGTGTTTTTGGTGCAGTCGAAGGCAGGGGAGTCGGTTTTCTTAAAAATGGTAAACCTAAAATTCTATTTGAACGCCATCGTATGTATGCATATTTAAGACTGAAAAAAGGAACTGCATTTGCAGATAAAATGGCTGCCGAACGTCCTAATATTGTGAACCGTAAAACAGGTGGATATCAGGGTAATGAAGCTGAATATGTTCGTTTGGAACAAGCTAAACAAATCGATGTTGATTGTGCTTTGATGTCGACGAGTTGGGGGCAATTTCAAGTTATGGGTGAAAACTGGAAACAGTTGGGTTATGCATCTGTACAAGAATTTGTTGAACAACAGTTTGCTAGTGAGTCTTATCAGTTAGAAGCTTTTATCCGTTTCATTGAATGGAAAACAGGTACTTTTGATAAGAAAAAAGTCACTTTGATTGATGCGCTGCGAGCAGAAAATTGGGATATCGTATTCACACTTTATAATGGTCCAAATTATAAAAAATTAGGGTATCAAGCCAAATTCCAAAAAGAATACGATCATTTGGAACCTATTTATGGTGGGATCAAAGCTGCATGAAAAAACCACAAAGTTTAAGAGCACATTTACTTGCTGCTATACCTGAACTATGTCGTGACCCAGACCGCATTCTCATTTTTGTTGATGAGGGTGCGGTGCGGAGTACGATGGCAAATGGCTTATCATTTGAATATGCCTATACACTCACTATGATTCTGACGGATTATGCTGGAGATCTTGCAGCAGTTAGTATTCCAGTATTGGACTGGGTCCGGGTCAACCAATCTGAACTAATGGCCAACCTAGATAAAGTCAAATCTGGCATTAAGTTTGAAGCTGAAATTTTGGCAAATGATAAAGTCGATTTGGCTATTCAGATGCCATTAACTGAGCGTGTTATTGTTAAACAAACTAGTGAAGGTCTTAGCGTCGATTATCCTGACGAGCCGCAATATCATAAAGCTGAAGAATCAAAGCAAGTTACTTTGTTTGATAAGGATGGTACCGAGCTTGCATCTTGGGTATCAAGAGATCCACAGCAAGAGTATTTTTTATAAATGGCTGAGCTTGAATTTCTTTCCGAGCACCTTAATGCGTTATTGACAACATTAAGTGATCCTGAACGTCGTAAATTTGCAATGATGATTGCTCGAAAAGTTCGTGCAAGCCAAAGCCAGAGAATTACACGTCAACAAAATCCTGATGGAAGTTCATATATACCTAGAAAAAATTTAAGAAATAAAAAGGGCCAAATTAAAAGAAAGATGTTCATGAAGTTGAAAACAGCAAAATTCATGAAAATAGAAAAAATCCCTGATGGTGTGACTATTGGTTTTGATCAAAGGGTATCAAGGCTTGCACGAATTCACCAAGACGGCTTGGTCGATAATTTGAAATATAACGGTCGGACTTTTAAAGTCAGATATGCTCAACGGATCTTACTTGGATTTACTGATGCAGAAGTAGAAATCATAGAAAACGATGTTTTAAAGCTCTTCGATTCAAAATAAAACCACTTGTATATAACTGACATACAAACCAAACCAAATGCATTAAACCTTTAGCTGCATAACGATTGCAGCATGAATGCAGAAACCATCCGTCGTCTTGAAAATACGATCCGTTTAGGTCGTATCAAGACCGTAACCCCGTCTAGTCCTTTTCATACAGTTACAGTCAATTTAGGTGACATCGTAACTAAAGAATTACGTCTATTAAATTTGAGAGCTGGGAAAGACTCAACTCATGATCTACCAAGTAAAGACGAAGAATGCATTGTACTTAGTCCTTGTGGAGTCATCGAGCTTGGCATTGTTGTTGTTGGTTTGAATAACGAAGACTTTCCTACACCATCACAAGATCCAAATATTAAGTTACGGGTATTTGAAGATGGTGCTGTCATTAGCTACGACACCAATAACCATTCTTTACAAGCAATCTTGCCAGCCAATGCAACCGCCATACTAACTGCGCCTGGTGGTTTAACTGTTAATGGGAATACAACCATTAATGGAAATCTCATCACCAATGGCGACTCAACAACAAACGGTAATGTCCAAACCAATGGCAGTACAGCCATGACGGGTAATAACACCGTTGGTGGAAGCCAGTTAGTACAAGGTTCAAGCCACTCAAGTGGAGACTTTAGTACAGAGGGTGATGTGAAAGCTGGCGACATCAGTCTCAAGCTCCATAAAACTTCCGGTGTTCAGTCTGGTGGAGATACTTCAGGAGTGCCAGTGCCATGATGTCCAGACAATCAGGTGTCTCAATCAAAGAAATAGAAAGCATTAAACAATCGATTGAAGACATCGTTACAACGCCCCTTGGAAGCAGAGTAATGCGACGGGACTATGGATCTATCGTCGTCGATCTAATTGATCAACCTATGAGTGATGTTCTTAAAGTGAAACTTTATAGCGCAATTTATACGCCAGTATCGCGTTGGGAAGAACGTATCAGTATCGAGAGTTTAAACGTTAGTGCTGTCTTTGCTGGTGGTATGCAACTCGATTTAGAAGCCGTTCATACCCTTACTGGTCAGTCTCTTAACTTAAATATTCCTCTGCAAATGGGATCTTCAGCATGACAACTTCATCAACAGCTATTGATCTTTCACAACTCCCTGAACCAACCATTGTTGAGCAAATCGATTTTGAAACGATTCTTGCTGCTGGTCTTCAAGATTACTACGATCGCATGGATGCAACTGGAGTTGAGTACACCAAACTCAGAGAATCAGATCCAGCATATAAACTGGCAGAAGTGTTTGCTTTTCGGGAAATGTTAGCTCGTCAACGTGCGAATGATTCTTCTAAAGCGGTGTTATTAGCCTACGCTTCAGGAACAGATCTAGATCACAAAGCAGCTGAAAAGAATTTAGTAAGACGCTTAATTTCTGAAGCGACAGAAACATCAGAAGCTATTTATGAAAGTGATAGTTTGTTGCGTACAAGAGTTCAACTGGCACCTGAAGGTTATACAACTGCTGGATCTGAAGGATCCTATTTGTTTCATGGAATGAATGCCGATGTAAGAGTCAAAGATATTGAACCTGTATCACCTGATAGAGGTATTGCAGCCATGTATGTCCTTTCTACCGAAGGTGATGGAGCTGCTTCAGAAGAACTTATTAATATTGTTGACCAGGCATTAAATAAAAAAATTATCAGGCCTCTTACGGATTATGTTCAGGTTTACTCAGCAAGTATAATTCATTATCGCGTTGAAGCTGTCTTAGAAATTCAAGATGGTCCTGATAAAAATATTGTTCTTCAAGATGCAATTCTAAAGCTTCAGGAATATGTAAATTCTGTTCATAAGCTAAATGCCAAAGTTTCTATTACGGGTATAACAAGTGCCTTACAACGTAATGGGGTCATTGATGTTGATCTGATTTCTCCACTCGCAAAAATTGAACCCGTTTCAGGTCAAGCTGCTTACTGCAGTGAAATCACTGTCAGAATCAAGGGGGAATAATGTCTAAGTTATTACCTCCCAACTCAACTGTTTTCGAACATGCATTTGAAGATGCATTCTCACGTATCTCTAATGTACCAACGCCTGCCAGAACCTTTAATGATCCGTTAGAAGCGCCTGAAGTAGTTTTACCATGGCTTGCTTGGGAAAAATCAGTTGATGATTGGAATGTCTCATGGTCCGAAGAACAAAAGCGGGCGGTCATCAGTGCTTCATATCACGTGCATTGTCACAAAGGGACTTTAGGTGGACTTGAAACAGCTTTAGGTGCTTTGGGTTTTAAAGTACGCATTCAGGAATGGTTCAACATGCAACCGCCTGGTGAACCCTACACCTTCAAAATATTTATTGAAACTAGTAGTGCCGAAGTTTCTCCTGAGCACTACAAAAAGCTTTTTACGATCATTCGTAACAACAAGAACTTACGTTCACATCTTATCGACTCAACGCTAATTGTCACAAGTGAACTTCAAGCTGAAATCGCTTCAGTTACGCTCCTAGGTAACGAATACGAATTTAAAAATCCAGCAGGTGCTTTAGTGCTTGATGGTAGTTGGTTGCTTGATGGGTCTCAAAATATTGATGGTATAAAGGTAAATTAAATGGTTGATATTACTGGACAACCCAAATGGTCACCTGTTCGCCAATTGGAAAAAACAGATTTGGCAACAGGAGGTGCAGGAGGCGTATTAAATCAACAAGCCCAAGCATTACTCGAGCGTACTGAATATTTAAAAGAAAACTCAGCTACAAAGGACGATGTCGCTTCGGCTTATGGTGGTCTCTATGGTTTTAATACTTACGCAGAGTTTAATGCTGTCAAAGCAACGATTCCTTCCAACTCTGTTGTAAAAATTGCTGAAGCTAATACTGGGTCTGGTACTTGGGGGCAAGGCGATAATATTTGGGATGGTGCAACTCTCAAAAAATCACCTTATGACCCAGTTCAGATAGCAAAAGATGATGCAACCTTAAAAGCCAATCAAGCTGAAGCCAATGCAAAGGAATTTGCCGAAGATAGTGCAAATGATGCAGAAACAAATGCAAAAAATTATGCTGCAGCTACTTCTGCAAATGCGGCATTGGCTGCTTCATCAAATATTATAAAAACTGATTCATCAAACCTTCATGAGCTTAGTGATGCTGATGGCAATGTATTTGCTAAAGCAAATCCTCAAGGTGAACTTGAATCTGAAAACTTTAGAACCGAATTCGGTAGTCTCAATTCAGTTACCAAAACAATCACCAAGTCAGATTCTAAAAATCTTTATGAGTTTAGCGATAGCGAAGGTGATTTTGCTGCTTACTTAGATCCAACTGGGGCACATTACGCGCAAGACTATACAACTGAATATTCAAGTTTTAATGAAATTGCTTTTGCGATTAGTTCATTAGACATGCCGGGTATCCTTCGCGTCTTTACCGATTGCGATGGAAATATTATTGGTCTTGAGAGAACTGACGGCACTGTTGAGAATGCTTTTGAACCACCTACATTCGGTATTTCTGAAATAAGAGCTGGTGTCGCCAGCATCAATAAGATGAATGATCTTGGCTTATCCATTGATAAAAAAATTACTGAAAATGATGTGCCATTAAAATATTCAGTCACTGTTAGCCCTTATCAAGCTGATGGTACCAACCACCAACGCATGCCGAGTGCAGTAAAAGTTGGCCCCAATCGGCTTTATGTAGCATTTACTCAATTTAGCACAATGAGTACGGATCAGGCAGATGGTCGACTCGTAGGCCGTTTTGTTGATTTTGATTTAGTAAATAAAACTGCAACTATTTCAGCAACTATTCCAATTATTGGTGAAAAGTTAGGAAATACCTATCGCCATCCTCATTTGATTCAATTACGTGACAGTATTTTATTGATTTTTAATGGGGCTATAGGTGAATTATTTGTTTATGAGTCTTTCGACAATTGTGAGACATGGCAATTAAAAACAATGATTGACTGTCCAATTGATCAGCCTTGGGCATTGGCGCTCGACAGTGCTGTACTTATTGAGGACGGCCGCTTTAAAGGACGTATTGTTCTTACTCTTTTTAGATATCAAGCGGATGGCCTAGTCGGTACGGTTTACAGTGATGATGGTGGGGCGACATGGATCCGTGGCCAAAATATTTACGGTGCTCAGCTTTTTCCTGACTTCCCGATCATTAATGAAACTTCAATAGCTCTAGATTCACAGCAAAACTTGATTTGTATCATCCGTAATGAAGGAAAGACACCTGAATCAAGATACTTAATTTTTGCAAAATCCATCGATGGTGGAAAAACACTACAGGTCTTTGAACAAACTCAAAGAACCCCAGCTTTAGCTTGTCAAACAGGCCTCAAACAGACAGCACCACTTATCTATGATGGTTTTCCACGCATGATTGCGACCTGTCCGACCACGGGTGATGGTAATCGCGAAGGTTTTAGATTCCGTATTTCATACGATAACTGCATGTCATGGGCGCATGAATATAAACCGTTTCCAGAAAATTTAAGGGTTGGCTACTCAACCGTTATCCCGCTTGATCCCAAGACTTATGCCCTGGTGTATGAGGAAGGGACAATGAACGCTTCCCAATCAATCAAAATTTTATTCTTAAATTTAGCCGAGGTGATTTAACATGGCCATCGTATTCCAATCAAATAATCGATATACCGGCAATAAAGCATTACCGAACATTATTGACAGCATCACACTTACTACGACAAAAACCCAATATTTAAAAAAGTTGTTTGCAACTATTAATGGCGATACTCAATACATTACAGATAGCAACTCAGATGTAATTTTTAATACCTTAAAAGCACATCGACAAAGAGTGATGGCTGATGGGGGAATTGTTTTATCACTTGCCAATACACTTAGAGCGATTATTTTTGCCTTACAGCAAAGTATTGTAGTCGCTGACTATTCTGCTTATTCACCAGACTTTGGCGTAAAATTAGTGGGTAATAGTGTGGTCAAGCTCTATGACTTAGCTGGTCGTGATATGAAAGTTTTATCCGGTACTTATGAGCGAGCTACAGACCAAGATAACAACGTCATAAAAAATACTGCAATATCGACGCTTATTGCTGAGAAATCATTTTTAGGAAATGCCGGCATGATCTTGGGTGCAAGTCTTCATGATGCGGATGCTGGTTCCAGTTCATCAGCAGCAGTTAAAGGCATGTATATGTCAGAGAATGCTGCAGGATCTGGTGTAAGTGCTGGCTATTTAGAATCTAATAATGGAGGTCTTAGTCGATTTTACTATAAACGATTTGCTGATAATCAAATTACTAACGTATTTTATGACCAGACAAATAACTACAAAAGATATTGTGGCCTTGTGGGCTATATGTCGAATACAAATAACCGTGTTGAAATCTATGAAAATGGTGCTGTAAAAGGAGCTGCAACAGCTGTTCAAGTTGACCTAACTTCAGTGACCATTTTCCCGACCATTTCCACCTTATCACTGAACTCATTTATTCGGGAATCTTGGATTATTCGTTCATCTTCTCAAACATTAGCAACTGCTTTAAGTATCTACCTTAATAAGAGTATTTAAGTATGGTGTATCAAAGTATTCATACAACGCTTGGGTTACAGTTGCTTGCCCAAGCTGAAGCAGCTGGTACCCAAATTCGTATTACTCACATGGCCGTGGGCGATGGTGGTGGGCAGCCAATTAAACTCGATCCAGACATGACAGCACTTGTTCGAGAAAGATTCCGAGCTGTAGTCAATCGTGTCTATCAAGATCCAGAAAATGATATGAAATTTACTGCCGAGCTGATTATCCCAGCCAATGTCGGCAGCTTTGTCATGCGTGAGATAGGCGTTTTTGACAGTAATGGCAATCTATTTGCAGTTGGGAATTTACCCGATATCACAAAACCCGTTGCACAAGATGGCATCATTAATGATACGGTTTTCCGCGTACCATTCTTTGTTCGTAATGTTGGTACTGTTGAGCTAAAAATAGATCCAAATGTTGTTGTAGCAACTCATAGCTGGATCATCAATACGATAAATACAGCCAAACTTTTACCTGGTGGAATCACTGGCCAAGTTTTAAAAAAGGCATCCAATAATGATGGTGATGTAGAGTGGGGAAATGCATCTGAAGTCAATATTTTTGTTGATTCGATTGAAGAAGAACAAGTTTTAGCTACTGATCAAACTCATGTAACTTGGACTACCGTGAACACAAATGGTTTAGCTGTTTACATTAACGGTACCCGTTTGCATCAAGCTGCTGGGGCAGATGGATGGACTGCAAATGGAGCTACTGAAACAGTTTTAGGAAAGTCATATCCAACGGGTACCAAAATTTTAGGTGTTCAAAATGATCCTCTAGGATCCGCACCTTACCCATTGGCCAAAGATCAGAATCTTGCCGATGTTCCAAACAAGCCATTAGCCCGCCAAAATCTAAATGTTTTCAGTAAAGATGAATCAAGAGCCAATGGCTTACCGCCTGGTGCAATTGTTTACTTTGCGATGAATAAAGCCCCACCAGGCTTTTTAAGAGCAAATTTTGCAGCTGTTTCAAGAACAGTATATGCAGATTTATTTGCTGCTATTGGAACAACTTATGGTGCTGGTGATGGAGTTACGACTTTTAATGTGCCAGACGGTCGTGCAGAATTTACGCGCGGTTTAGATGATGGCCGAGGCATTGATGTTGGTCGTGTTATTGGTAGTAGACAAAGCCAACAGGTCCAAAAGCATAAACATCTTTCAATGGGTGAAGCTGATCCAACAATTATCTGGCCATTTGGTGCATCGCCAAGTCTTGGTAAGCTAGGTTCTAATGGTGGTACTGATTGGGATAACCGTTATTACTATACAAATGATGGTTCTGATGTTGGTGACGCAGTACCAAACCCTTCAGGGGTAATTGGTGATGAAACTCGACCTCGCAATATTGCTTGGCTCTGCTGTATTAAATACTGATTGAGGACATTATGAACGAGAAAATAGTATACCAATATAATCAAGCTGGACTTTATGTATGTAAAACCGCTGCTGATGAATCTCCGCTTGAACCTGGTGTTTTTTTAATTCCGGGGAACAGTACTGAAACTGCTCCACCTATAGAGTGGCCCGATGATCAATGGCCTCGATACAACGGTGTAACTTGGGATTTAATTCCAAAGCCTAAAGTATCAGAGCCAATCTCTCCAGAGCAAAAGTTAGCAGAATTTTTAAAGAGTAACCCTGAAGTAGTAGCATTGATCAATAATTAAGATCATTTGTATATAACTCATATACAAACCTTAAAACATGACTTAAAAACGCCAATTTGTAAGCCTGTGATCTGAAAACCAACCAGAATACAGGCTATTTTTATGGCTCAAGATTATCATCACGGTGTCAGAGTTTTAGAACTCAATGATGGCACTCGTCCCATTCGTACAGTATCCAGCTCAGTGATTGGCATGGTCTGTACTGCATCTGATGCAGATGCAACAAAATTTCCTTTAAATACCCCGGTACTATTGACTAATGTTCAAGCTGCGTTAGACAAAGCAGGCGATCAGGGGACATTGGCGCGTTCACTTCAAGCAATTGCAGATCAAACAAATCCTGCAACGGTAGTCGTGCGTGTTGAACAAAAAATCGATGCTGCTGAGCAAACCTCAGCAATTATCGGTGGTTCAGTCAACGGTAAATACACTGGCATGAAAGCCTTGCTTGCAGCTGAAGCTCAGCTTGGCGTGAAACCACGGATTTTAGGTATTCCTGGTCTTGATACTTCACCAGTATCAGTTGCCCTAGTCGCATTGGCTCAAAAGCTACGTGGATTTGCTTATATCTCTGCAAATGGCTGTGAAACGAAAGAAGAAGCTCAAGCGTACCGTCAAACTTTTGGTGCACGTGAAGCAATGCTTATCTGGCCAGATTTCCTTGGCTGGGATACAGCAACCAATGCAACCACCACTTTTGAAGCGACTGCTCGAGCACTTGGCCTCCGAGCAAAAATTGATAATGAAACAGGTTGGCATAAATCACTGTCTAACGTAGCTGTTAACGGTGTGACTGGCATTAGCAAAGATGTGTATTGGCAGTTGCAAGATCCTGAAACGGATGCTGGCTATCTCAACCAGAATGACATTACCACACTCATCCAGCGCGATGGCTTCCGTTTTTGGGGTTCTCGTACTTGTTCTGACGATCCTCTGTTCGCATTTGAGAACTACACACGTACTGCGCAAATCCTCGCAGATACCATGGCAGAGGGGCACATGTGGGCTAATGATTTACCTCTTACACCTGGTCTAGCCAAAGACATTATTGAAGGCATTAACGCAAAAATGCGTGAAATGACTCAAAGCAATTATTTACTCGGTGGAGAGTGTTGGCTAGATCCAGTCATCAATACAAAAGAAGTACTCAAGTCAGGCAAGTTCTATATCGACTACGACTACACACCAGTTCCACCACTTGAAAACTTAGTGTTACGACAACGCATCACTGACCGTTACTTGGTCGACTTTGCTTCGCGTGTAACCGCTGGATAAGGACTAGATCATGGCTCTACCAAGCAAATTAAAACTCTCAAATCTTTATAACGAAGGTAATTCATATCTTGGCCAAACTGGTGAAGTAACGTTACCAAAATTGACACGCAAGATGGAAAACTGGCGTGGTGGCGGTCTGAACGGTCCCATTAAATGGGATGCAGGCATTGGTGATGATTCAATCGATATGACTTGGAAACTCGGTGGTATTGATAAACTCATATTAAAACAATGGGGTGCTGCCACAATTGGTGCAATCGGTTTACGTTTTGCTGGTTCATATCAGCGTGATGATACGGGTGAAGATACCGCAGTCGAAATTGTAATTCGTGGCCGTCATGAAGAAATTGACTTTGGTAATGCCAAAGCTGGTGATGATACTGAAACAACTGTCAAAACAGTCTGGTCTTATTACAAGCTTACGATTGATGGTGAAGTTGCCATCGAAATTGATATCCCTGGTGTTAAAGAAATGGTTAACGGTGTTGATATGCTCGAAAAGCACCGTGCCAATATTGGTTTAATTTAACTTTCCATCCCTCTGTTCATGTCCCGTGAGCAGAGGTTTTTTTATATATTTTTTGGAGCTTCACCATGCAAACTTTAGAGCAACTAGAAAACACGGCAGCTATTAACCCTGATATTCAGACAGTAGATCTGGAAAAACCACTAATGATGGGTAATTTAGAAATTCCATCATTAGAGATCCGTAAGCCAAATGTCCAAGCTTTACAGGGGGTAAAAATCGCTGATCTTCTGCAAGGCGATGTAATTTCTATTTGTACGGTCCTTCCACGTATTTGTACCCCTGAGCTAACCAAATCTCAGATTAATCAGCTCGAACCCGCTGATCTGGCTCAAATTGGTGGAGTAATCATGCTTTTTTTGCAGCCGAAATCAACACGTGTTCAAGTATTACGCCAACAGTAGACGATGCAATAGCAAATATTGCGGTGGTCTTTCATTGGCCACCACAAGCCTTTAGAGATATGTCAGTCAGTCAACTGATGCAATGGCATCAAAAAGCCATTGATCGTAATGGAAATGATGCCGAATGAAACCCTTAAAACTTGAAGTCCTGTTTGGATCAAAAGATAGTTTAAGCCCAGCTCTCAAGTTAATGATTGGAAGTAGTAATGCTGCTTCCAAAGCATTAAAAAATACCCGTGATGAATTAAAACGACTTAATGACCAACAACGGCAACTCGATTCATTTAAAAAGCTTAAAGAGGACGTTAAACAAGCCTCTACTGAACTAGAACGCAATAAAAAAATAGTGCAATCACTGCGCGAGCAATTAGCGGTAAATCCAGATGCTAAATTGACAAAAGAATTAAAAAAAGCTGAAACCCAAGTTAAGCAATTAACTAAAGTCGTAACTGAAGGTCGTCCACGTCTTGTTGAGCTTCGAAACGAACTAAACAATGCTGGCCTAAAGTCAAAAAACTTTGCTGATCAGCAGCAAGAATTAAAAGAAAAAATTAGTGCAGCGAATACATCGATCGACAGTCAAAAAAATAAGCTTGAAAACCTGAATCGTATCCAAAAATCCCATAGCAACATGTCTGGTAATGTTCGTACTGCTGCAATGTATGGTGCTGGTATGGCTGCAACTGGAGCAGCTGCGTTTTATCAAATGCGTAAACCAATTGATGAATCTAAACGGGTGGATGTTGAAGAAAACCGCATTGCATCATTAGGCTTTGGGAAAAAGGCTTCAGATGAAGCAATTCAATACGCTAAAGCAATGAAAACTTTTGGTACCAGTACGCTTGATAACTTAACCCTAGTCCGTGATGGGGTCACAGCTTTTGGTGATGTACATCATGCTCAATGGGTAGCTCCAACACTGGCCAAAATGAAATTTGCAAATGAAGCCATGTACGGTGACCACGGTGTAGAAAATGAAAAAAAATTCATGGATATGCTTAAAGTTATCGAAATGCGTAATGGTTTAAAAAGCAAAGAATCATTTCAGGAACAAGCCAATATTATTCAACAAGTGATTACAGCCACAGGTGGACGTGTGCAAGCTGAAGAATGGCTCAATGTAATCAAGACGGGTGGTATTGCTGCCAAAGGCATGGATAACAAGGCGTTCTATTACAAAATGGAGCCTTTGGTTCAGGAAATGGGGGGGCATCGTGTCGGTACATCCATGATGTCGGCTTATCAAAACTTATACCAGGGCAGAACAACGCAACGAGCAGCTGCAAATCTCGATAAATTTGGTCTTATCGGTGACTATTCGAAAGTTAAACATAACAAGACCGGAGATTTATCTTATTTAGATATTGGCGCAATTAAAGGAGCCGATTTATTTAAAAAAGATCAATTCGCTTGGATGGAGAAAGTTTTAGTACCGGCACTGAATGCCAGAGGCATAACAAAAGAAGGGGATGTCATCGATGCGATCGGAAGCATCTTCAGTAACCGTACTGCATCAAACCTATTTTCTCAAATGTATATGCAACGTGATCAGATTCATAAGAATGCCAAGCTGAATGAAGGTGCTTTTAATATTGATCAACTCAATACACAAGCCCAAGGCACAACTTCGGGTAAAGAGTTAGAGGCAAGGGCTAAACTTAACGATGCATATTTACAGTTTGGCCAGACTATTTTACCGATCTATACCCAAGCACTAGTCTTGGCATCAAGTGCTTTACAAGGTTTTACGGGCTGGATGCAACAGAACCCGACATTAGCAAAAGCATTAGGTACGGGCCTTTTATTGATAGCTGGCGGTTTAGTCGCTATAGGTGGGTTACTTCTTGTTTTCTCACCCCTGATTTTAAGCATGTTAAGTCTGCGTCTCATGATGGCGACACTCGGTGTGCAAGGTAGTGCTCTAAGCTTTGCATTCCGACTTTTGCTTTCGCCTTTTTCACTATTAAGAGGAGCAATTACTGGAGTCGGATCTGCATTAATGTGGTTAGGCCGCTTAGCGATGGCACATCCACTATTGGCTTTGATTACTGCAGTCGCGTTTGGTGTCTATCTGATTTATAAAAATTGGGACACTATCGGCCCATACTTCGAGAATGTGTGGAATCGGATTAAAGGGTTCTTTCAGAGTGGTATTGGCAATATCTCAGCAACTATTCTGAATTGGTCACCACTAGGCCTGTTTTACTCTGCATTTGCAGCTGTCATGAATTGGTTTGGGTTTGAGTTACCAACCAAATTTTCAACGTTTGGTGCAAATATTATTAATGGCTTGATCAATGGTATTAAATCCTATTTTCCTAAACTTAAAGAGATCTGGAATACCGTTGCAGATTACATGCCTGATTGGTTGAAACAAAGAATGGTTATCCGAAGTCCAAGTCGTGTGATGGCTGGACTTGGTGGCCATATTGTTGGTGGTATTGGAATGGGTATAAATCAAGCCTTTCCAGAGTTAAAGAACAAATATAACCAAGTCCTCAATTTGTTTACCAATAAAAATCAATCACCCGTTATGGATCAGATTGATATTGCCGCTCCAGTCATTTCAAAAATTCAAAACTCACCAAATTTAACACCAACTCGTCAGTCTTCATTGGCTGTGGCTGGAGATACTTACACGATTCATATTCATGCTGCACCAGGACAAATGGTTCAGGATCTTGAGCGTCAAATTGAACAAGTAGTTACGCGTTTGCAACGAGACAAATTGTCACGTGTACGCACAATCATGGCAGATCAGGAGTAAATCACATGATGATGATATTGGGCATGTTCCCGTTTAGCATCCCGACTGCGGTTTACCAGCAGTTACAGCGCAGTACAAATTGGCGGCATCCAAATAATTCACGGGTTGGTGATATGCCAGCCTATCAGTTTGTCGGTAGGGGTGAAGATACGATTTCTTTAGAGGGAAGTATTGTGCCGGAGTTTGGCTCTCAGATGAGTATCACAGCTTTACGTACTATGGGTGATACAGGTAAAGATTTTCCGCTTATCGCTGGAACAGGTAAAGTCTTTGGTCTTTATCACATTGATGATTTGCAAGAAACTCAAACTTATTTTTATACCGATGGCACCCCACGCAAAATTGAGTTTAGTTTAAAACTGACGCAAGGAAAGAAACCAGGAACTCTTATCGGCAATACTGCAGGCAAATTGATAGGCTTATTATGACCAATATTTCAACATTAAATTCGGTTGTTGATGATGTACTGCAGGCGAATTCTGTTCCTATTTATAGGCTTGTTGTAGATGGCGTGGATATCTCATCCAAGGTCAACAATCGCTTAGGGCAAATGCGTATTGAAAACAAACGAGGTTTTGAAGTTGATACGCTGGATTTAACATTGTCTGATCATGATGGCCTACTTGAAATACCAAGTAAGGGAGCAGTCATTCAAGCGTGGCTTGGTTGGCAGCATTCTGGACTAGTTTATAAAGGTAGCTACATCGTTAAAGAAGTTGAGCATGGCGGAGCACCAGATACACTTCGGATCCGTGCGACCAGTGCAGACATGAAAAAGTCATTAAAGCAAAAAAAGGAACGTAGCTTTGATGATTATGCTTTGGGTGATCTGATTAGAAAGATTGCAATCGAGCATGATCTTAATGACCAAGTATCTGAAGAACTGGCCAAACATAAAATTATTCATATCGATCAAAATGAATCAGACGCAAATCTACTAACACGTTTGGCAGACGAGCATGATGCAATAGCGACCATCAAAAACGGTACATTACTCTTTATGCCAAAAGGCCAAAGTCAGACTATTTCTGGCCAAGATTTACCTACCAAACTTTTGACCAGGACAATGGGCGATGAACATCGTTATAGCTATAGTGATGGAGGTGAAGAAGTCACTGCAATTCGTGCTTTTTATTATGATGAGAAGATGGCCAAAAAACTTGAAATCATTGTCGGCGATCAATCTAACGAGAATATAAAAGAATTACGTCATATTCATCGTGATAAACAAACCGCAACTTTAGCTGCCAGAGCCAAACTTAACCACTTTAAACGAACAGCCGAAACGCTTACTTTTAAGCTGGCCAAGGGCATTCCAGATCTTGTCCCGGAGCAGACTTTTTTATTTATTGGGATCAAAGAACAAATTGACGAAATTTATTGGCTTGGGACAACTATCACCGATACGTTAGACAGTTCAAGCGGCTATACAACTGATCTCCAGCTTGAAGTCTTTTTTCCAGATGCAGACGATGTTTCAGAATTATTTGAAGACCAATTTGTCTCAGAGAAAGATAAAAAATGGACTGGAGTCGTCGTTTATTATCAAGAGGGAGATAAAGCTGTAAAGCTTACCAAAGGGGATCAAGCAAACCCTAAACACTTCTCTTATCTTTATTTAACTAAAGCTGGAGCGCAGCAGCGGCTTGATCGTGAATATGCATTATTAGACCTTGAAACTGGTAAATTTACTGCTCATAACGAACTCGATCAGAAACCTTATACTGGTTTAAAAACTCAGTACACGGTCGGAAAGAATAAAACACCACGTCAGTGGGTAACTTTAGGTGATCAATCAAATCCAAAAGTGATTGATCGTGTCTTTCATAGTAAAGCAGCTGCCGAGAAACGATTAAAGCGCGAGTTACCGCGCCTTAATGCTAAAAAAGATATGCTTGATCAGGTCAAGACAGATCAAAAATTATAAATGATCAACTCATTACCGTTGTGATCTTCATTAGCTGCTTTAGAGTTCACAGACCAGCGGATTTTACGGTGTGTCATTTGATAGTCCTTAAACAGTTCTCTCACTTCAGGCACATCGTTTAAGCTTAAAATGAACTTACCTTTAATCTTATCTAGCTTGTCTTTAAGAGTATAAAAATCATCTTTAGACCAGATGCCTTTACCATAAACATTTTCGCAATCCCAATAGGGGGGATCTAGATAAAACAATGTGTCAGGGCTATCCATTCGATTGATTACATAGTCATAAGACCGATTTTCAATGATTACATTTTGCAAACGCTCATGAATAGAAAGTAAATGTTCACGCAGACGTTCACCCAGTCGCATGCGGTTAGTTCTATCTTTTGAATATGTGAAAGAACCGTCTAATTGGCAACCGAAGGAAGAGCGTAATAAATAATAAAATTTAACTGCACGTTGAATATCTGTGAGACCAGATTGCTTACCTTTAAAATCGTCAAATTGGGTCCGTGAAAATAACAACAATTCAAATTCAGTTAGGAATGCGTCAAAGTGAAATTTTAAAATCCGATACAAGTTAATCAAATCGTCATTAATGTCATTAATAACTTCAACGTTTGAAGGAGTCTTTTTAAAAAGAACCCAGCCAGCTCCTCCGAAAACTTCAACATACGTTTTATGTTCTGGAAGCATATCAATGATGGTTCTAGCTAGTTGAGATTTACCGCCGAGCCAACCACTGAAACTATGGCCACTAGGATTGTATTGTAGTGAGAGGTTTTGTGTCATGGATCTTACCTGATTGTGTTTGATGCTCTGGGCATTCAGGTAAGGCACTCTGGGTGCTCTGGAATGTATTTAATGTTTTACAGCGAGGGCATTTAATCTCAAAGTGATCAAATCCCTTAGTTTTAGCCAATAATTTAAAACAACATTGGCATTTTAAATTTTGCATATATTTTTCTGCATTAGAAAAACTAACTAAATACTATAAAAAATATAGAAAAAGAACAAATATTTGTTCTTTTAATTTAAAATATATATAAATATGTTCTTAGGATGTGCCGAATGAATTCACCCAATAACTACAACACTATTAACAAGAACAATTCCCGTCCACAAATAATCTGCCCGCACTGTAAAAGTAACAATTTGAAGATCAGATCAAGTGAACAAAGACATCCATTACTTAAAGATGTTTGGCTCACATGCCCTAACTTATTTTGTGGTTTTACTTGTGGTGGCCATATTGAAATAACTCACACTATTTCACCTAGTGCATCACCAGATCCTAAGATACATATACCGACCTTACTGGAAATAAAGGCTGCTAATGACGACAGAATGGAGCAAGATCATGCTTAAGAATAATTATTTGAACCCTATTATTTCAGCAATTTTAAAGACAAACATTATTCTTAAAGGTCGAGCATGTGGCCGAACAACAATTAGTTTTATTGGAATATGCTCTGCTAGATTGCCAATGCTCCAGTGGGATTATTCTAAAGACTTTTGTTTTAACCCTAAAAAAATTAAAAAAATTTCAGATAGAAAATTGCGTAAAGCCTGCTATCAGTCATTTGCACAATATAAAAAATCTTTTAAACCACGACCTATACCAAAACTAAAAATTTTAAAAGATGAATTTCCATCATTTAATGATTGGCAAGTTTCAATAGCTGAAGCCACTAAAATGGCTGCTAAAAGGTTTAGTGATACCGCAGATGCAATGGCTTATGCGTTCCATTCTTCAAATTATTTTAAAAGCCAGTATTCATGCACTTGGGACTTAGCAGCGGGAGAAGAATAAAATATGCATCATGAAGAACTTTTCGAACTGTTTTATAAAAATGTACGTTTAGACATGAACCCACCAGGCTTTCCTAAACATTACTGTGAAGGTATGAAGCGTTTCTGGTATGAGCGCTTTATGAATGCATATAACAATGAACGAGAGCCATGGGGTTTAATGAGTTGGGCAGAGGCACCACAAATGTGGCTGGCAGGTTATAGAGAAAAACAAAATGAAGATAGCTAATACTTTATTTTAAAAGTTTTTTACTTTAGGGGGGAATGTCCACCAAATCTTATTGAAATAAACTTCGTTGCGTAAGAAATTTATTTTTAATTCATTCCCGTTGTAATCATACAGATTAGTGACTTCACCTTTCTTATTTATTTCGGCAAGCAAATTACAACCGTGCTCTATTTTTCTAGCTTCTAAAACCTTGATCATGACTTGCATAAAATTTCCTCTTTTGAGAATTATAAATAAGATTAAGAATGGATGCCAATTCAATAAAAAAGGTCACATTTAGCGACCTTTTGATAATTTGAAAATCATCAATCTTCAGCTGGAGAAATACCAACCCACAGACCTGTATTCACGTTAGCCATTGCATAATATTTAACATTACCAATAATCTTACTATGAGAGTTATCTTCCTTTTCAATATTTTTCAAAGCTTCTGTAATCAGTTTTACAACTGTATTCCCAGCTTTATCATCTTCAGGACTGACAACCTTAGTACTGATACCAGACACAATAAGAAGATCATGCATTGCTTGCTCATATTGGTCGGTTTTACCCATGATAAAAGTAAGTTCTTTTAATTGACCATCCTTAGTTACCGTACCAACCATTGCAATATCTTTTGAAAATAGAACCTGAAAGCTATCAAAAACACTTCCCGATTTAACATCGAATTTTGATAGTGGAGATATGGAATCAATATCAAGTGAATGAAGCGTAAAATTAAACTTTTCTCGGAACTGTTCTGGTGTCATTCCTAAACTTGTTTCAGCCTTATTTATAGGACTTTCGGCTAACTTAACATTGTTTTCTATAGGTGTTTTAGTTGGGGACGTAATGTCCTTTTTTTCTACATTTCCAGCTTTAGATTTTTGTTCTACTTTAGGTGCAAATACACCTACCATTGCCAATAAAATAATATTTATGGCTATACCAAAGATTAGAATTTTTGGTCTTGATAGCGGAGGTCTATTTTTAAATTGGGTAAGAGAAGGTTTAACCAAACAAATTAATGTTCCCAATAAGCCAATAAAAAATAAAAGTGTAAATAATGTGGCCATTTTTTCCTTTGATATTTATAAAGTTATAAAAAAATAAAGAGTCACTATATTTACACATTGACTCTTTATTATTCAAGCTCTAACTATTTAGCCGAGGTGTTAGATTCCGACGAATTTGTAGAAGGCTTTGGATCTTTCTTTTCAGCTACAACGCTAATTACTTGGCTAAGTAAATTATGCATATTTGTTGAAATATCAACTTCATCACCCTTAGATGCAAATTTTCCATCTGCATTTTGATTGAAATAAGTCGGTATTAATTGTTTTCGAATAGCCAATTGATCTTCGGGAGTCATATTTGCCATGAAAGGTTCAAGGGCTGCAAGTTGTAAATAAGTTCGATTATTTTCTTGATGACATTCATAGTGTTTAGCAGCTTGTTTAGAGAAAAATAAAGCGAGTACTAAAAACATCAATGAAATAGTTAATCTGACTAAAATTGGATAATAATCAATATTGACAGGTTGAGTATCACCCCAATGTTCAACTAAAGGAATACCGAGAATCAAGATTGTAAATCCAATCGCACCATATAAGGCATTAGTTGTATAGTCTCTATATTTTTTATATTCTTCTTGTTCATCTTCAGCCTTTTTTTTGTAATTTGTAATTAAATTATAGACTCCAGCTTTTTCAACAAGATCTTTAAATTTCTGATAGTTGGTTTGAGCCTTTTCATAACTATTATCTATAACCGAAATTTTATCATTATTAATTCTTTCAAGTTCAACTAATTTTTCTTCTAAAACATATTGAATATCTTCGGTTCTACTGTCTGCTATTTGTTGAAGTCTCCTTTCATAGCCTGAAAGTTTTGAACTTAAGTCACTGTTTTTTAATTCAATATCTGTTAAGTTTTCTTTTGCTATTTTTACTGTATCAGTAGAATCTTTTATTTCTAAATTAAATCTTTTAATTTGATTTTCATAAGTTTTAATTAGATTTGTGATTTGATTTTCAAATTGTTTTAAAATTAATGATGTATCTTCTTCTAATTTTTTTTGAAAATTTAAATTGCTATATTCACTTACTTTTTTTTCAATCTCACTAATTTTATTATTAATATCTTTTAAAATACCTAGTACATTTTCAAAATGACTTAAAATTTTAGTTAAAAATGTATTCGTATTTTCATAAACATCGTTAAAACTGGGTGGTGTTATATTATAAGGGCCTATAAAATTAGGGTCAGTAAAATCAGGTTTAAAAGCATTGTTAGAGTTGTCAAATACATGTATATAAGCATTGATATCGTTTAAAATGTCTTCAACAAGATTAATTTGTTCTTCAAACACTTTTGTGTCTATATTTATATATAAGTTGTTTATATATTTTTTTAGTTCAATATTTATAAAATCTAAAAACTCGATAGTTTTATTAAATCTTGAGTTTATTTGCTGGTGCGCAAAATTTACAAAAGATAAAAGCTCTGAACGCTGAATTGGAAAATCATCATAAAAAACTTTTAAATAATATTTTAAGTTTCTGATTAGTTCTTTAAATTTTTTTTTATCTTTTAGACAAGTTTCAATATCATTTTCCAAAGTTTTAAAAAAAGAGTTTCTATTTAAGTCAATGATCACAAACTACATTCCTTTAAGAACTATATTATTTAAAAATAGCAAAATGGTATCTTGACATAACGATTCACTATCGGCAATATGAAAAAGCACAGCAAAATCTGTGTACAGATGTGGAAGTCTGGTTTTAATCAAAGAGAGCAGAAAACATCCGCTCATAGCGGCTTTTTTTTGCCTAAAATGTCAGATCAGCTATACTTCGTTATGGTAGATCGGGCAGGGTAAATCGTGTATTCGATTTAGCCGTTAGCTCTTTGGACGGTACTTCCACCCCTGTTCGGTCTGCCACCATTCTGTGGAAGGAATGGCGGTAGGTTTGGAAAAATCTACAAAGAGTATTCAACATGAAAAAATCTATTCAGATCATTGAACACACGCCTATCCTTGATTTAGAAGCGTTTTTAAAACGCCAAAAACAAATCAAACGTTCCAAATTCCTCAAAAACTTCTATGATGGCTCTGCATTTATTTGTATGGTCGCGTTTACATTCTCTTTCTTTTTTCTAGGGAAGTAATCTCATGCAAATCAATGAAAATATTATTCCCTATGTGCCCATTGCACCCCGGGTACAAGCTACAAATGAAAAAAGCCGTTTACTCTGCGAACAATTATTTTTGCTCATAGATAGTGTGACCAGCAGTCAAATTCTTTTTAACCACCAAACTGATAAGGGATTCTTATCAATTTGCCCCGATCAAATTAATGATTTGATTGAAGAGTTATCAAAAACTGATCATTCATTCAATAAAATCGATATAAGTTTATTAAATTCATCGCTAAAAGATCTTATTTATCCTATGTTTAATGGAGAACATACCATTATCAGCCCGATCTGGAACAACACAGAGGTACGGGTTTGGCAATTTCGATTAAATCAAATTGCTAATGGGGTAGATATGGAACTTTTAACTAATGATGCAGAATTGAACTTAGACATGGCTTTAAGTACTTTACGCATCTGGCGCAATTCATTAGAAGCTTCAGTGGGTGAAAAACAGGTTATTTATAATAATAATGACCTAATTTATAAATTGATGGACTTAGAGCAGCGGTTGCAGATAGTCCAGCAAAAGCTAGAGGAATAAATAAAAAGCCCACTGTAAAAGGTGGGCTTTTTTACGTTGTAATCATTCTTTATTTTCGACTTCTTTTGCATACACTGAACTTAATCGCAATAAAGCTTCCTGAGCTTCAGAGCTGAGCTGTCTATATGCCTTTAATAACAAACTCTCTTCACTCGTAAGGCCGCTAAAGTCAGGATCAATGCCTAACAGCACGTAGCGAATGTCAATGCCTTGTTTTTGTAGTTTTGCGAGATAAACCCATTGGTCAGGCACTTTGTTGCGAACATAGTTACCTAACGTATTTTCATGCGCATCGATACTTCTTGAAAGCGGTTTTGCTTTCAAGCTCTTGCGTTCCAGTTCTTCTGTGAACCTTTGTGTAATCTCTACAGCCAAATTTTCGGACATATATTTCACCGATACTTATTGAAAGACTAAATATTTATGCTATAGTGATTCGTAGCACATCACTATAACCGTAGGATACTGTATGAGTACAGAAACTTCACCTTCTAATCGTTCACGGTCTAGAAAGATCAGTGGTGGACGAGTCCCGTGCATGATCTATCTACCCAAAGAAGAAGTAGAAGCACTCGACAAAACTGCTGAAGAAACTGGAATGAGCCGTTCCAGCATCATTGCCCAAAATTACTTCCAAGGTAAAAAGCTAACTTCAACTAAAGAGGATTAAAAAACCATGAGTCGTATGAACCAAAAACGGGATAACCGTTACAACGTCAACCTAACAGATGATGAGTCTGATCTTTTTAAAGTTGTCTCGCGGCTTACAGGTGTTAATCCTGGTGTAATCATGCGTCAGCTTGTGATGAAACAAGCTTTAGCTTTGCTAATCGCAGAGGACATTCAAGATAACTTTAGCTTAGAGAACTACTTAAACAAAGGCGCATCAGATCACCTTTCAAGGAGCTGAATTGATGCCAACTCAGGAAATAGCTCTTACGGATAAAGAGAAGGAAATTGTACAGGAAGTACAAAAATCTTTAGGTCATCAAACCATTGAAGAAACCATTGAGTACCTTGCCAGACAAAGGATCCAAGAACTACTTGGAAAATTAGCAGGGCAAGAACTTAGAAAGAAAAATCGGCATTTATTTTAAGGCAGTTTATTGAAAATGATGTTTCCAGAAACCAAAGCTTTAGTAGTAGAGAAGTTGCAAGATATCTACGGCTTCAAAGTAAAAGGCAACAGTAAATTGCGTGGTAGATGCCCTGACTGTAACCATAAGGAAGCATCAGCTTGGGTATATCCTGAGGAACCGTGGGTAGTTTTCTGCCCACGTAAAAACGAATGTGGTAAAGAAAACCACATTCGTGATTTATTCCCTGAGTTATTTGAAAAATGGGAAAAACGTTTTGAACCAACTCCAGAAGATCCAAACAAAACTGTAAATGCTTATTTGCTTGAAGGGCGTGGCTTTCCGTTAGAACAGCTTAAAGGTCTATACACGCAAGAAAGTATCACTCGTTATAAACCAAAGAAAACCACTTCTGTTACGTTAAGATTCCCAATTACCGATGACAATGAGAATATAGGGTGGTGGCAACGCGTTCTAGATGAACAAGGCGTTTTGCCTAAAACTACTTTTAAAGAAGATTGGTCTTCAGCTGGTCACGCTTGGATGACTCCAAACACAAACTATATCGAGTCTAAAGAGATCTGGATCACTGAAGGGATCTTCGACACGATCGCTCTGTGGTTATCGGGAATTACCAGTTTTTCAGCTTTATCAGCTGGCAATTTCCCGAAAATTTTACTCAATCACATTGCAATGAAATGTGCTGAACAAGAGCTTTCTTTACCAAAGCTAGTGTGGGCATACGACAATGATAATGCTGGCCATGAAGGTATAAGAAAAAATATAGCTTTAGCCGAAGAACTAGGCTTTGAATCGGAGGCTGCACTTCCTCCTGGTGGGCGTAAAAAAACTGACTGGAATGACCTTTATAAACAAGATCGTCTCAAGTTTTCAGACATAGAAACATATAAATATTACGGTTCTTTATTAATCGCAGAGAAACCTGTGGATAAAGGCATACTTATCTACAAGCGTTATGGTACCAAGTCATTTCCTTTCGATTTCAATAACTGCGTTTATTGGTTCAAATTGAATATGGATAAATACGATGACTATATGAAGGGCATCAATTTTACTCCAAATGATAATGAAGATTGGGCACAAGAAGAAAAAGATAAAGCTATAGACGATCGACGAGAAGCAGCTATTAAACATTCAGCAGATGTAGAAATCATGATGGAATGTAGACCACATGGCCTTTACTACCAATACCAGAAAGAAATTGATGAAGCAGATTATTACTTTCAGATAGATTTTCCACGTGGTGCGAAGACGATTAAAAACACATTTAGTCCTTCACACATTTCTTCAGCTCCAGAGTTTGGCAAACGACTTTTACATGTTGCACCTGGTGTTTTTTATGAAGGGAATAGTAAGCAGCTACTCACATTTCTAAAACGTGAGCTCAAGGATATTAAACGTGTTCAGCTAATCGATTATGTCGGTTATCACTTAGAGCAAAAAACCTATGTGTTAGGCGATTTAGCGTATCAAGCTGGTAAGCAATACGTGATCAATAAAGAAGATTATTTTGAGCTACCACGCCATACAAACCTTAAATGTAATGCGCCATTTGCATTGGAAATAAACAATAACCAAGAAGATTATCAACAAACTTGGGTTAAAGATCTGATCGAAGCCTATGGAGTTAAAGGCTTAATTGGTTTAACAGCATTTTTTGGTGGTCTATACGCACAGCAGATCCGTAAAACACATAAGTCATTTCCATTTTTGGAACTTGTTGGTGAACCGGGTACAGGTAAATCAACATTAATCCAGTTTTTATGGAAACTGTTTGGCCGTGTGAACTATGAAGGTCTCGATCCTACTAAAACATCCAAAGCAGGTTTAATCCGTACATTACGCCAAGTATCTAACCTTCCAGTCGTATTCATTGAGTCAGATCGCCAAGGTGAAAATTCATCTAAGCAATTCAACTGGGATATGTGCAAAACCATGTATGACGGTGGTTCATTGGGTGCAATGGGTGTGAAATCTGGGGGTAATACTACATACGAACCATTATTCATGGGTACGCTAATTATTAGCCAAAATGCTGAAGTACTAGCATCTGAAGCAATTATGGGTCGTATTGTTCACGTTAAATTCTTTAAAGACCAGCTAAGTAAAACCAGTCTTTATGCCTCACGTAACTTATCAAAATATGAGCCTGAGAATGTTAGCCAGTTTATTTTGCAATGCTTGAGCAAAGAAAAAGACATTTTAGAAGCCTTCAATATTGGCTATGAAAAATACGACGCAATGCTCCATGAAGAAAAATACAGCATTCAAAGCTCTCGTATTGTTCATAACCATGCTCAATTAATGTCGCTATTTGATGCGATGTGCCGACATGTAATTGACATACCAGCACAAGTACAAAAAGAGGTTACTGAAGAATTTATCAAGATGGCTCAGAGCCGTGACCAGGTACTCAAGTCAGATCCAGTTATTGTCCAGAACTTCTGGAACACGATCGAAGAAATGGAAGATTCAATTAGAAAAATTCAAAACCACGATACGGTCGTAAACCACTCCGCTAAGTCAGACATTATCGCCATCAATTTTGCACATCTATACAAGGTCGCAGCGGATTATCGATATGCATTACCTGACGTAAATGAGCTTCAGAATGCGTTACGTCACAGCCTACATTACCGCTTTGTCGAAGCCAATAAAGCCATACAAAGCAAAATTACCAATTCAACAAAACGATGTTGGATCTTCGAAAAACCAACATCACAACGGGATTAAACCCAATTTTTAACACACATACAAAAGCGGCAACTTCTGTATGTGCAACTCAATCACCGGAGAGAAATATGTACCAATTAACAGTCGAAACCCAAGCTGGTTTGAAAACATCGCTTCAAATTGAAAATGAAGTTGCACAACTTCTTAATATGAATGGATTCCCACGTTCGGCAACACCACGTGAAAAAGTACTTTCTGAGTTTGTGGAATGTTCGAAGAAACTTTCTCTTGGAACTGCTTTCACATCAATAAAAGAGTGGCTTGTGTGGATTTTAAATGATTCAAATTCAGAGTTTTTTACTATTCAGTTGGAGGCTATTCCCGCAGTACAAGCATCTGAAAAAACAGATTTAACTTCTCTATTTAAAGATGCCCGGATCACACCAGAACCAGGCAAAGAAATTCTAATTAATACGGTTACAGGCCAGCTAGTTTCTCCAGCTTTATATGACTCATTCTTTAAAAGATACCGCATACCAGCTGGAGAAGTGCGCCCGTACATGATTAAAAGTTGGGCCTATTTAGACGATGTAAATGCGGTCTTAAATCTTAGTGCATTAGAAGATAAGGAGTTATTAGCGCAATTAGAAAAACAAGCAAAAGAGGAACAGAAAAAATCTAAGGAAGGTTCATCACTTTCAGAAGTTTTGAAAGAAATATTGAACATGGGCGGTGCAGAACTTTTTAAATCTGAAACTAAACATTAATTTTTAAAACACACATACAGAAGCGGCAACTTCTGTATGTGCCACACAATCACCGGAGAGCAATTATGCAAAACGATTCTAACGTAGAAACAACCCAAGCGGAAATTCCTGCACATTTAAAGTGTGATCCGCGTATTTTTAATGTGCTTTTGAAAGATGATCATGAAGAGACTTGTGAGCTTGAATTTAAAATCATTGTTAAATGTACTGATGAAGCACTTCATGAACACAATAAGTTTTGGTCTAACCATCAAGAAAGATTAGAAGACAATAATGGAGATATTGTTGCAGTAATTTTAAAGCTCATTGGCCCAATGGTGCACACAGCTTGCCATGAAGGAAAAGATTGGATAGGTGTTGGTTGTAAATACGGGATTAATTCAATTTTTAACCAAGAAGGTTGGGATCCTGAGTGTTTCGAAATAACAAAATTATATTTCGAAGATTATATCAATGATGACGCTTTTCAAGTCTCACCAGCAGTACTGGAGGGATAATCATGAAATATTCAGTAGATCCTAAATTCAAAGAATATTACATAGAACTAGTGGGCGAGGAAAATGCAGATTTCACAGTAGATAAAAATGGTTTGCTTGAAGATCGTGATGCATTTTTGGCACATGCATGTTGGGAATATAAAGAAAATCAATTAAAGGACTATCAAGAACAGATAGAAAATTTAAAGCTTCAAAATGACTGCATGATTGACCAGACATGGTTCATGAAAGGCACACCTGTAGCGAACCTTATTAAACATGCTGAAGGTGTATATCAAGCAGAGGTTACTGCCCAAAATTCTAAAATTAAATTTGGTACTGACGATAACGAACATTGGTTTGCGCATGAAGTGCCTTTCTTTGGAACTGTTCAAATTGACTGTATTGAAGAGCATGGTTTAGTTGAGTGGGATATCCATTTCAATGAATGTTGGCAAGGACCCTTTAACTCTAAGCAACGATGTATTCAGCACTTAGAAGAATGCATAGCTGAAAAACGTCAAGAAGCCAAGGAGGGATAGCCATGTCTACAAAAAAATATCAGGTTCGGATTCGTAAGGATTTATCAAATAATCCAATTCAACAAAAAGCTGCTGAATTGCTTGGAGCATGTGCTGTTTCTGAAATCAGAACTTTGATTGGAACGTTCGAAAATTTTAAAGATGCAGTTGAAAAAATGGCAACTGTTAAAAGTTTAGAAGAATACGAAATTATCTCAATCATTCTCATTGATACAGATAACAGTGAGCAGCTTGGCGAAGATTTTGATTGGGAGGATGAAGCCCATGTCTAAATATCATTGTAAATGTGGTGGTCTTATCCTTCCTAATTTTGATGCCTACAAAGTAGGTGATGAAGTCAACTTCATGATCCAAAAAAGAGAAGGTGCGTATCAGGGGAAAATTGCTGTTAGCCAAAAAGCACATAACGGAACAATTACTGAAATTAAGGGTGACGATATCACCGTAAAAACTCGTGTAAGAACCTATGTTCTATACAGATATGAAATGACTCCGAAGGACGCACCAGGACCGATTGAATATTTACGAATTGGTCAATGTAGATGTGAACTTGATAAACAAAGTGAGAGAGGTAAAGAGCATGCAGTTCAACCTTAAAAATGCATTGTTTTTCAACCTGATTTTCTCAATTGTTGTGAGCACATCAATACTGGTTTTTGGAGAATACTAATGAAAGAAATCTATCTAGGTTTAGGCTTCATGTTGTTCATTTCTGTTTGTTGCATTTTCGTCCTTCTTCAGGAGCTAAATCATGCCGCATTTTAAAATGAAGATAAAAACAGAGTTTTATGTAGTTGTCACAGCCAGTGATGAAGGTGCAGCACTCCAATTTACTCAAAACCAATATTCAAATATTGGTGGTGAACCATCTATTCAAGTATGGGGAGATATTCACCCGGATAGACTTGATACAGAAATTGAATGGAATGGTGAAGAGTACTTTGATTTGGAGAAACTAAAATGACAGCACTAATTTTTGATACTGAAACCCATAAACTGCATGGTGATATCATTGAAGCAGCAGCTGTAGAAGTCATTTTTCCAACATTTACAGCAGATATTCCAATCATCCCAACAATGTTTGATTTCACTAAACGCTATAAACCAAGTGAACCAATTTCAATAGGTGCAATGGCTGTACATCATATTGTTGATGAAGATCTAATAAAATGCCCATCCTTTACCAAGTTCCAACTTCCTAAGGATGATGTGAAATATTTGATTGGCCACAACATTGATTATGATATTGCTGCTGTAAATCGTGCTGGTGTTCCGACTAAAGGTATTAAAGCGATCTGTACATTGGCAATGGCCAGATATTTATGGCCAACTTTGGAGGCTCATAATCTATCTGCTCTTGCGTACCAAATTAGCAAAAATCGTAAGTCGACACGTCGTGGTTTACGGAACTCTCATTCAGCATTGAATGACTGTAAAACTACATATTCATTATTGCTTGAGATTGTTACGACTAAAGGTATTAAATCTTTTGAAGAGCTGTTTGAATTTTCAGAGCAGGCAAGATACCCAACCCATATTTTTTACGGTAAATATAAAGGTTGGGCAATCAAGGATATGGATGACAGAGAAATTCATTGGTTAATGGGTAAAACTAATGATGGATATCTCCACATCGCTCTCGAAAATGAACTACTTTCAAGAAATAGTATAGACGAGCAAGACGAACTGCCGTTCCTATAATTGCACACCTCTTATGCGCCTCCGGTCGGAGGTGCATTCCTCTAAAATATTCCTAATTATTAAGATACTTAAATGTAGGTCTACATATGTCTGCAGGACTCGAAATCCGTGGAAAATCTATGCGAATTTGGATGCGCCCGATCGCAACAGAACCCGCCATTAAAGAAACATTAGACTGGGCATTCACTCCAGAGAATCAAGACAGAGCAGAAAAACTGGCCAACTTAATAAAGCTAGAAATACAGCTGGAGCAATTCAGCTTGGCCAAACATTTTCCAAACTCAAAACACTTACAAAAGAATCAGGTTACTTACTATGCCCAGCTTTATTTAAATCAAACGATTAAAGAGGTTGCACCAAGTACTTATGATTCTTATAAGGGCCATGTTTACAATCATATAATCCCTAAATGGGGCCAAATTAATCCAAAAGACATCAATACAAACATGCTCAGGAAGTGGATTGAGCACTTAAAAGATGGCCTAAACAACAAGACCGTACGCGAAATTATTACTCGTTTTTCGCAGATCCACGCGATTTGGCGTGATGAAAGACAAATGCCATACAACCCCTTTGAAAATATTGTAATTCACCAAGTTGATACGCCAGAGCCAGATCCTTTTAGCAAAGTCGAAATTGCAATGATCCTAAACACTGAAACGGATCTCGATATTCAAAATTTGTTGCCATGTTTATTCTGGACAGGCCTCTCAATGTCAGAGCAGATCCCGATCGCTTGGGAAGATATTGACTTGGAGAAGGGTACAATCCAAATTTCGAGATCTTATGTCCGGGGAATTTATCGTGTGACTAAGAATCGACGCAGAAAGCGAAAAATTAAACTTCTTGAGCCGGCAATTACAGCTTTAAAAAAACAATATCAAATCACAGGTAATGCTCGAGCCAAAACAATTGAAGTATTGCAGCGTGACAATAAGACCAGGAGAGTTGAGAAAATTCGGTTTGTCTGGATTAATCACGAACGGTCGAATCACTTTGAATACCACGAATTACGTTATCGTTGGAATAAGCATTTAAATAAGGCAAAAGTTCGGAAGCGTGGAATTAACCAAGGTCGACATACCTTTGCCAGCCAACTTCTAACGTCTGGCCAAGTTCCTCCAGAGTGGATTGCAGAGCAGCTTGGCCACAGTGATACATCTATGATTTACAAGCACTACGGTAAATTGATTGCAGAAGATCTGCCTGACTATATTACCAAGCTAAACAACTACATCACGATGTAAATTACTGGGCGTAAAATTGCGCTCAGTAAAATCAGGTTAAACAACTACTTCATGATGTAATGGTATTTACTTCAAACTTACTCTAAACCTTACATGTGAAATCAAAGATAAGTGCCTATAACTCTAGGCACTTTTTTTATTTATTACTGCATTACTCCAAATCTTATATATCAGCCAATAAAAGTTAAGCCATTGATTAAGCACGTTTCAAAAAGTGGCCATGAACAACAAATAAAGATTGGCCATATACATGCATAAAAAACTAAAAATTCCCATATTAAGTACTTTAGTCTATTCAATATGAGCTAAATGATTGATTTATATATATCAAAATACCCAATTGTGGTGGGTTCGAATCCCGTCATTCACCCCAATTTCGGAGCATAGCACAGCCTGGTAGTGCACCTGGTTTGGGACCAGGGGGTCGTAGGTTCGAATCCTACTGCTC